AGATATTATCTGTACCCCATACAGAGTTAAGTCGGAGGACACGTCGAAAAACATCTATACCGTTGATTTTGTTAAACCCATGATTTTAGAAAATGGACTCATTGAAATTAAAGCAGGCCCCACGGGCCTCATGCTCATTAAGAAAGAAGTCTTTAAAAAAATTATAAAAAATTTCCCTCATTTGAAAATTAAGAACTCGGTGCTACCGAACCCTGGAGAAGATCACGAGTATTATTATAACTTCTTTGATTTTAAATTCGACAAAGGGTATAGCGTCGGGGAAGACGTTGCCTTCTGCCAATTAGCTCGGGAGGCGGGTTTTAAAATTTTCGCGAACACTGAATCGTGGACCAAGCACCACGGATCATGGACCTGGGAAGGAAAATTTGGAGCGGCCCTAACCGATGCCTGATTTTTTACATAGCCCCATTCGAGACAACCGCCTGCGTTGGAAGTACGGCTATGCCTCGTACCATCATCATATTCCTTTAGAATATCTTGTTATCGAAAAAGGAGATCCCGCCGATTTTAAACATCCACAAAGTGAAGTGAAGATCCAACCGTTGACCATTGGTCATGAAAAATCCGAGTACCATACGTTAAATATCCGTGATGACGAGGGGAAGAATTATACCTCTCATACCATCTATCTCCCGAAATATCGATTCTGGATCCCTAGACGCATGATTCGCAGAGGCCCTAGTTCGTGGTCCATTAAGAAAGATCGTTGGATTCATAAAGATACTTTTAATCGTTGTTTAAAACGAGCTTATTGGGATGGTAAAGAAGATTATAGAGGATGGGGGTGGTAATGAAAATTTTAAAAGCTTTATGGGAAATGATTAAATCGATTGTTCTGATGACCGGACTTCTTGTTTTTGTTTTTTTCTGGCTTATTGCACTATTCTTATTATGGATCTATGATGCGATCTTTGGAGGTTGGCATGAAGAAAAACGATAAATACACCTATCACCAGGGTACGATGACCACGGACCATGGAACACGGCACTATGAAATTCAAGGCGCGCGCCTCCCCAGCGTCACTACGATCCTTGCAAAAACTAAAGATGATACGTATTTAAAACAATGGTATGCGAAAACAGGATATGACGAAGCAGAACGAATTAAGAATCATAGTAGCCAGCGTGGGACTAGCATGCACAAATTCATTGAGAAACACATCACGAACACCGGCTACGAAGATCTTACGCCCATTGGTCAAGAAGCTAAACCGATGGCTCAAAAGATTATTGAAGTAGGACTATTACCCGTCGAACATTATTATGGTTCAGAAGTAACCCTACACTATCCTGGGCTTTATGCAGGAGCAACAGATTTAGTCTGTGAACACAGCGGCATGGAAACCATCGTAGACTTTAAACAAGCAAACAGACCTAAGCAAAGAGATTGGATTGAAGATTACTTTCTTCAAATAGCAGCTTATTCAATGGCTCATAACTATGTATATGGAAGCCGTATTAGACAAGGTATCATTATGATTTGCACACCAGATTTATATTTTCAAGAATATAGATTTCAGGATGCCGACTTAAGAAAATATCAACATCAATTTTTAAAAAGACTAGATCAATATTACACTATTAAGCATGATGAAAAAGAACAAGCGAATGTAGACACAAAAGATTTAAGGGAAGAGTTTGAGAAAGAAGCAGATAAACTGGATAAAGCAAGAAAAGGAGATATGGCCAAGAAGTTATGGTAGAAAGAAATCCCCAGGGAGATTTATTAATGATATTTCCTACCACAATATTTGTGCGTAGTTATAAGGAAGATTTTAAAACAGAATTTAAATATATTAGAAATTTAGATTATCAAGATCAACAAGTAACTGGAGCTTTTAGAAGTAAGGACTCCTACTTGTTAAAACACCCACCACTTTTAAAAATAAAAGAATTTATTCTGGAGTCTTTGGATATATATTCACACACTGTCTTAGGAACCAAACAAAAACTTTCTATTACCCAGGCCTGGGTACAACGTAACCCCTATGGAAGTTTTACTCATGAACATACACACGCTAATAGTTTAGTTAGTGGAGTATTTTATTTTAGAAATGAGGAACATGCCTCAATCACTTTTACTAAAAATGAACCCAATAGAATCAGAGCACCAATACATAAACATACCAGACTAAATAGTGATGCCTTTCAATTTAAACCTTTATCAGGAGATGTAGTTCTTTTTCCCAGTGGTTTAAGACATTCTGTACCTGTAAATGTTAAAAAAGAGAGTAGATATTGTCTCGCTTTTAATGCTTTTTGTTTTACTGAACTAGGAGTAGAAGGCGAATCAACCCATTTAATTTTTAAGGATATTGATGAACAACGTAGATGATTTTATAATCACAACAAATATAATACCAACACAGCTTTGCAGATCTCTTATTAGAGAGAGCGAAAAGTCTGATTGGGCTAAACATAAATGGTCAAATTACGGACAAAAAGAATCAGAATATTCTGCTACTCAAAAAGAATTAGACACAGCTTATTCAACGACTGAACAATTCAAGACTTTAGGTCCAATCATTATGAAAGCTGTCATGGCCTATCAGGACAAAGTTTCCTGGCCAGAAGAACATTGTAAACCAACATGGATTCAAAGATTAACCCAGGTGAGGTTCAATAAATATATTAAAGGAACTAAGATGCGAACCCATTATGACCATATTCAAAGTATGTTTGATGGCACAATGAAAGGAATACCAATACTCTCGATTGTAGGATTACTAAATGATAATTATGAAGGTGGAGAGTTTATGATTAGAGGAAAAGAAGTTAAACTAATCAGAGGAGATATATTAATATTTCCTTCCAATTTTATATATCCTCATGAGGTCAAGGATATTACCAAAGGAATTAGATATTCATTTGTTAGTTGGGCATTTTAACAGAATTAAGAACTAGGGCCCGCACTGATCACAGGGTTAAATGGAATCCTTAAGCTAACTTAGTTGCGCAAAGCCCTTAAGTTTTATAGGCTGAGTTAGCACCCATCAAAGGAGGTAATATGAGAGAACGCATTTATAAAGCACTTATCAGTAGATATACATCTCAAATGGAAGATGCATTATTGAAGATAGATATGCTTATGGCCGGCGACCGCAATGGTGTCATTGTAGACCATGAAGACATCACCGGGGCTATTGATAAGCTGCTGACAATTGTGGCGAACTGTGACGGTAAAATGGCAAAATTAAGGCGCTTCTATGGCACAAATTAGGCAAACAGACCTGTCCTACAGAATCCACTGGCAGAAATCTAGATGATTCCACAAGATTCTATAGGAAAAATGTTAGTTTTATGCGGGTTTTTTTTCGAAGTTGGCAGGAGTGGCAGAATTTTCATTTTTAGTGGCAGACGTAAGTCATTGATATATATAGATAATTTATATATTTTATATAAAAATGCCAGCTTGCCAGACTTTTTTTGCTGATAAATAAAATAGAAAAAAATATATTTTTACTATATATGGCAGATTGGAGAACAGGAAAAACATATGGCACGGAAGAAATCTAAATTTAGGCGCATAAACATTGGTAAAAAGAGATATTATTTTTATCGTATAACTTGGATTGACATTACCGGGGATGCCAGTCATGCCACTCCAGAGGAGTTTGATAAGTTTAAATGTGCAGAAATGGTAACTTTTGCTTATATTTATAAAAAAACCAAGAAATTTGTCTGGACTTTTGCTAGTTATGATAACAAAGATGAGGCATACTCTGATAGAAATATATTTCCGAGAGGTTGTATAAGTAAGATGGAGAAAATTAATGTTTAATCCAGATAATATTTATTTTATAGGGATGGTTATTTTTTTGTTGGGTTGTCTTTATTTCCTAACTTTAATACCACATTAGATGTCTTTATTTCCTTTTTTTCTATCTTTGATTTTGGTGATTCTTTTGTTTTGGGCAATTCTGAATTGGGAGTGACATTTAATAATGGTGCGTAATCGTCTAAAATTTGTTTCATTTTGTTTTCTAGTTCCTCTTCTGACATATCTTCTAGCTTACCATGTTTTATTATTTTTCTGTCTATGTATAATCCTGCTGCCTTTCCACGGTTTGCTTCAGCGTTTACTGCAGATGAGAAAGATCCCTTCTTCAAAGCGGCTTCTCTGAGTCTAGCAAGTTCTGCGATATGTCCTTCGTAAGACACTTCAAATTTTCTTAGTCTCTCTTCTTTGAGCTTACCAACATATTGAGCTACCAGCGGGCTGAGTCTAGGGTTCATTAGCTCTGATCCTTCTTGTCTGGCTCTTGTTGGGCTATAGCCAGCGGCTACGGCTGCTTCAGTTTGAGTCATAGGACCGTCTGGTCCCCCGAATACTACAAATTCGGCGAATCTCATTTGCATTTCTGTTAATCTTTTTGGTACTCCCATAGTTGACAATTTAAGGTAACTATCCTATAAAGTCAATAATGAAAGACACAGACTGGAAAAAGAAATGTCAGGAACTAGAGAACGAGATGGTTCTCATCAAAGGGATTACTGTAACTAACTCACCCGAGCTTAGAGAAGCTAATAAAAAGATAAAAGAATTAGAGAATAGGATGGCTGAGGTGTTGAGTATTGAAGATGATCACCAGAAGCTGAATGGCAAGCTGAACATGAGAGTAGCTGAGCTAGAAGAATTTAATATTAAGGTTAGACAAGAAGTTACAGTCAAAGAACAAGAGATTTTAGAATTACATGCAGATAATAAAAAATTATCTAAACAAATTGAAGATCAGGTTGACAGATTAAGAAAGAGTGGTATGTGAGATGTTTATTAAAGATTTAATGAATTATTTGGAGCATTTCATTGATGGCAAAAAAGGAAATGCAATTAACAATGCAAAGGTTTATATGAAGGTCGGACACTATTTAGAAGAGATTAAACGTATTGACGTAGAGGAATCAAACATCATTGGAGATGGTACGATTCGTGTAGTTTTTAAACCTAACAAGAAGCAAATTATTCGTGCTCCTGACATACCGGAGTAACCTTGAAAATGCTATGGCCCCAGAAAGAAAATTATACCAAGATCTTAGAAAAAATACCTGCTCCATCCAGTGGAATCGTATTGAGAATCTTGCTTTACTTGGCTGCCCTGATCTATTGGGGTACACTACTTCTGGGAACTTTTTTACTGTTGAACTAAAAGTCACCAAGGGGAACAAAGTAAAGTTTTCACCCCATCAAATTTCATTTCATAAGACCCATCCTAAGAATACATTTATCTTAGTCAGGGCCCTCGGTCCGAGTGCCCTGAAACTTGTTCCAGGATCCGAGATCCAAGAACTATTGTCCAAGGGCCATGGTCCTTGGCCTTCTACAGATTGGATTGCTATTCAGAAAACTTTCGAGCTTGTCGCTTAAGCTTGGAGCTTGAGGCTTGGCGCTTGAAGCTTGCGCCTTGTACGAACCGGTTCGAATTTTCCGCGTTCAGATCCTCGGCGCTTGGCGCTTGAGGTTTGTCCCGGTAACCGTTCTCCGTGGCCCATTGCTCATGGATCTCGTCTATGATGTCAGGGCGCGAGCGCGCACCTCCGTGATATTTTCTAGTGTTTCGGATATGTGACATTGGGTATATGTTTGCTCCAGCATGCTCTGCAATCTAAACAGCGGTTGCCTTGATCCTTCGCTGGGCAGCTTTTTGTCTTCGTTGAAACTGAGGATGTCCACGGCCACCAGGTCGCGTTTTTACCATCGATCATATGGCCTGACAGTCTAATGATCAAATTAGCCGGAACTATGTCCGGATCTATGAATTTTAAAAATTTTGCTTCTCTGGTTGGCATCCAGTGTCTGGTCTTGGGTGTTAACTTACAAACTTCGAATATGTTCTTAAGATGTTGGACGCTTTGAATGTCCCCTGCATCGTGCCAGCGGAACCAAGCCTGACGCTTCACCTGTGCCACCATTGCCGGAATCCATTGCGGGTCCATCAGAGAGGCCAGCCGGTAGTATTGAGCAGCTTTGATAGCCGGGTACCGTGTGTAGTTGCCCTTCAACGCGTAGCATCCAGCGCACACTGAGCCCTTCACGGCGCGGAGCTTCTTCCCGGTGATACACTCCCAGGCAGGTAGCGAATAGCTCAGGCCCGGCATTTTTTGGGTTCTGGTCATTGATCCGGTTATTTTTTTGGCGTCTCTAACTTTCATAATCCTATAGTATCCCAGTGCTTGAAGCTTGTCAAGCTTGCGGCTTGGAGCTTGAAGCTTGGCGCTTTCTCCGTGGTTCGCGGAGCGCGGGCGCCTGAAGCTTCTGGCCATTGATCCAGATCTTAGGACCAAAGCGCTCCCAGCCATTACTCATGATCTTCAGTTCAGCTGCAATTGTTGCCAGCTGTCCCGGTGATGCGTGGCTTACTTCTATTTTAAATTGTTTCATTAGTGTTTTTTCTTAATCTTCAGACCTTGTTGTACAACAAACCAAAGCGCTCTGAAGTCCTTCATTGGCATATCTTTGATCTCCTGAGCCAGTGATGGTCGGGATCTCTTCACCTGTTTTACTAGTTTCTTTTTTATATCTTTCATAATTTCATCCTATCATCTCTGGGACTGGCTGTCAAGCTTGCTGCTTGAAGCTTTTATACTTTCTACTTTAGAATCATTCTAAACTGGGCCAAGTTGCAAAGTGGTTACAAGGTTTATCAGGTCTAGTAACAGAACGACCACGTGATCGATTTACCAATCAACTTTGCACTTGACCCCTGATCCATTGCGTAACGCGCGTTCACTGTTGCTTAGAACTACAATAGATCAGGGCTCAAGTTTAATTAAACCAATATAGTATTGCCAAAAAGACAACACCCATTATTGGATAAAACCAAATACTATCCACAATCAATGCAAACCCCCTCTACCTGTTCAGACCATTCATCTGGTTTTGGGCTACAATGACATATTACACATTCTATATTCTTTCTCATATCTCCTATATAATGCTTGACAAAAGATAAGTCAAGTGTTATTTTCAAATCATAACAGAAAGGACAAACTATGAGTAGATTAAGACTAAACCAAGAGTATCGTAATAAGATTGCAAATCGTATGCGAGTACACTTGGAACAAGAGAACACGCAAGAGAAAGAGAAATTCTTTCAATTAAGAGAGGATTTTTTAGACAAGCAAAATAAAACTTGGGAACTTGCACAACAATGTGTGACCAGGCAATATCCTAAAGATGATGTCAAAATGGCACATTATCTTCAAGACAAATATCCAAACGTGAATACTATTGCGAAAGATAGCTGTTTCCATTTTGGTTATATGAAAAAAGATGACACAACAGATGAAGAGGATAAGTATGAAAGTAAGCATTTTGACTTCCGCTTAAATGGAGATGTTGACGGAACTGATAAACAAGGCGAAAGTGACTATAATAATTATAGTCCACACTCACGTGACTTTGCTTATGCTTATTTTAGAGATGAGTTAAAAGCAAACGAGGACTGTAATCCCGACATTAATATTGAAATGGAAGATAAGCCAAGTAATCCATATCAAACTAAATTTAATGACGCTAATGAAAAAGCACTTGGATTTTCTGGTGGTAAGGGAAATGAAATCTCTCACGCAAGAGATTGGAACAATGACTATGAACTTGATTTGATTGGTCGTGAGTATTGTCGAGATAGACAAATACCAGTTTCAAAAGAAGAATTTAATTCTTTTGTAATTTGGCAACAAGCTAAAGGTCAATTAATAATGGCACATTATAAATGGATTAAATCTATTTTAAATCAAATGAAAGAAATTAAAGTTGGTTTAAAAGGTTATAGATATTTAGATGAAGCGTTAGAGTTATCAACGGAACTAGGTTTAGCCATTGATGAAGCAGAAATAATTAGAACGAACTCTACTGGTTTAGTTATTTACAATCCTAAAAATCTTGCCGAAAGAATAAAAGCTATGAAGAATAAAAACATATCAAGAGAAGATAAAATAGCGGCTAGATTAAAATACAATCAACAACAATCACAATAATAAGTCTTGACTTCTTATGTTATGTGTGGGATAATCCCATACATAACAGAAAGGACGAACAATGAAAGAACTACTAAAAGACGGAACAATGTTTATGATAACTTACACACCTCAAACTATTGGTGGGGAAGTTAACAAGGACAAAAGACATATCACTAGAAGAGGTAAGTGGGATATGAAATGTAAAGTAAATCAACACTATATTCTTTATTACGATAGAGATAGAGGAAACTACAGATATGCAAGTAATAAACTTTCCCCTATTCATATTTCTGTTGGATTAAATAAAGAAGAAATGAAAGTGATGAACTAATGACTAAAAGGTGGATAAAAAGAACAAATCCTTATAGTGGCGAAAGTGCTTATCTAACTTATACTGAAACAAAAATTCATGATAAGATTAAACAAGATGAGATTGATGAGAACTATGACGATATGCAAAAGGGGTTAGATAAGTTTAGTAGGTTAAATCCTAAAGCTTATATGACTTTGTTAGACTAATGAAATATTGCCAAGGTCCAAAGTGTCATACCTATCAAACAAAAGACAGAATACGTGGACCGAAAGGTGCCAAGTATTATCAGACGAGAAGAAGATCAAGATTCTATTATCTCGGTGGCAATGTGTGCGATACGAGATGTCAACAAGATTGGTTTGATAAGTTTGGCAACCAGGCGGTTGATTACTTCGGTCGTATTCATGAGCCAATAAAACTGACAGAAGAAAATGCGTGGGTTAAAGATTATGATTATGATTGGAACACAGAAGATAGACAATCTAATTGGCATTGGTTGAATACAATAACCAATGAACGCAGACCATTAACAAGAGAACAATACAACAATACAAGTTTAATTCGTCCATAACTAAGGTCGCGGCCCTTCGGGCCGCGGCTCTAGGTCCACGGCACGTGGACTCTTTTATCCCCGCCCTAGGGTGGGGAAATAACCATTCAATAGAGGTACCAGATCCAAACTCAAAAAACTTTGATCACCAAACGTTGACCCCTGATTTTTTAAAAGGGGTCCCACTGCTTTCTACTGTATTGCTTGATTTAGAGAGTCATAGCTGGTAAAAACATGTTGAACATCATACTATGATGCAAAAAATTTTATGAAAAAAATTCTTATAATGGGTTTGCCTGGTTCAGGCAAAACTACTCTCGCTTCTAAACTTATACCTCTACTAAATGCCAAATGGGTAAATAATGATGAAATAAGAAAAGATGCTAATGACTGGGATTTTTCCGAAGAAGGAAGAATAAGACAAGCAAAACGTATGGCTGATCAAGCTGAAAAATATAAACAAGAAGGAAGTTATGTAGTTTGCGATTTTATTTGTCCAACTCCGAAAGCAAGAGAACTATTTAATGCCGACTATACTATTTGGGTAGATACAATTAAGAAAGGTCGATTTGAAGATACAAACAAAATGTTTGTAAAACCAGAAAAATTTGATTTTCGTGTAATTAGCCAAAATGCAGAAGTTTGGGCTTATCAAATAGCAAATCAATTAATTCCATATAAATGGGACAATAAAAAACCTACTGCACAAATGTTGGGTAGATGGCAACCATTTCATGATGGACACTATGCTCTCTTTGAGGAAATAATTAAAAAAACTGGTCAAGTTTGTATTCAAGTAAGAGATGTTCAGGGTGTTGATGATAATCCCTTTGATTTTAAATGTGTAAAATCTAAAATTGAAGAAAGATTGAATCCTAAGTATAA